ATATAAACGTTTATAGCACTTGCTATTTTTACTTATTAAATATTTTATATAAATGATGTAACCTTACTAATAGACACCCTAAAACATCAGTAGTATCAAGGCTTTAGGAGGGTTACATCACTTTTTTTAAAATTTAATCAAAAATAGCACTTAAACCATTGATATAACTGGTTTTTCTTGCGGTTACATCAATGATGTAACCTGATGTAACCGAAGCACGATTTTTGACCATTTTTTCACCCAAAAGGTTACATCACTTTCACCGAAGTTACATCACTTCTGTTTGTATATTTTTTCTAAAATATGCACGTATTGTCTTACCTTTAACCTTCTTTATTTTGTATTCCCAATCCTGATTATTGTCCATAATCAACTTGATCTTCCTAGCAATCTTTTCACCTCTCGCGCTATCGATATCAAAGACATTCTTTAATATCTGTTTGGCAGACACACTCGATTGAAGCTTCACACCTTCATATAGCAGACCGGACTCATTGCGATAGCTACCATCATTGAAGTAGCACCAGGTATATTGATGTTGCTGAGTGACTGAGAAATCTTCCCATTCTTCTGGAACCAACATTTCAAGATAGTCGTATACTTGCGATTCGGCTTCATCTTTATAAGTGAAGCGCTCCTTATAGACCGCAAGCTCATTTTCGAACTCATCATCAAAGGTAAGGATAAATCCTTTTTTGTAAATAGCGACTGCTTCACCCCAAAGCTGGAGCACATCATGATCGGTCATATCAAATGGCTTGACAAACTGCTGGCCTGCATCCACCAGCACAGGCAGAAAGCGCCGCTCGCCAGTCTTGTCTCCCAGGTACTCAATTTTATTGCTGGTCCTTGCGATCACAAAGTTTTTAGGGAATTTTTCGGCCCTTCGACCGTAGGATCTACGGAAAGAAAGTTCTGTTTTAGTCACGAAAGCTTTTAACTCATCAAAAGTGGTCTTCCTGGAAGCAACCATCTCATCGTCGTTGACAATCAGTGATTTCAGCATAATCTCATAGTTGTCCTTGTCCATAAAATCTTTAGCCGAATCCGTGTACCAATCAACAGCTATCTTTTGCAAGAAAGTGGTCTTACCAGCACCTTGGCCACCGACCAAATCGAGCGTGTAGTCAAATTTAACCCATGGATTAAAAACCTTGGAGACGGCCCCAACAAAGAACATGACGGCTATTTTTTGAACGAAAATACTGTCCTCGGCACCTAACCAAGTTTGAAATACCTGGGCAAGTCGTTCTTTATGATCCCATGACTCATAAGCATTTTCCATATATTCTTTAACCGGATTGTAGGTTTTTTCTGCAAAAAATGCTTCAATACCATCCCTTAATGCTCCAGCCTTGAAAACTGTCTTGAAGTGATTCTCCAAATATACGCTTAGGTAGGATTCAAAGGCTGAAGGTAGCTGCCCCTTCCTTAACTGGATAGCATCCAGTTTTACATCCTCTACGATTTCGTGTTCACCAGTAAATTCATTGTGTCTGAGAAAGTCGTTGAGCTTGTTATCGCTCTTCATTGCAAGAAGAACATTTCTAGGACTGTCAGCCACAATAGATTCAATTTCAATCTGTTCACCTTCTTCATCTAAGATTTTTTTCTTTCTGCGCGAAAATTGCTTGATTGAAATATTCGTAACATCACCTATTATGGCCACCCCCCCTCATGTGTTTCTTGATCATCGATTCGACAGTCCTACTTAATTCTTTGTGACTAAGAGGTTCTACTGAATTGTTATTGGCTGTTTCTGCTAGTTGCAGTATACAGTTCGGCTCCACTGACCTGCTCAAGAGTCCGCCTACAAATTTTGCAAGTGTATCATTTCTGCTGCCTTCATCTCCGAAGCCTAGAACAACCATTTCAAATAATTCGGTTGTTCTGTTTCGTTTGCCAGCACCTTTGCTGATTTGATAGTAGATATTATCCAGGTCACTACCAGAGTTCTTTTTGTTGTATTCCTTCTTGATGGCCATTACAAGAGATCGACTAGCCGTGACCATAGTGCCACCCTCTTTGGACTTTTTCTTGTCCCAAGCATAGACACCTTTGGAAGTTTTAGACGGAGCAACCAGTACATAATTATTTGGATGTGCTTTGATATCCACACCAGGTAGAAAGCCTATCATTTGAGTCATGGTCACGTCTGGATGCTTAAAGTAAAAGATATGTTTTCCACCACTTGCAGTTCTTGCCTGCAGCGTTGGAGTTATCAAATTCAGATGCTCCCAATTTGCCAAGCTCTCGTATCCGTTATGCTTACCGTGTAAGTCAATATCGATTACGAAGAATTTGTCAGTCCGGACAGCAATGTTGCTATCCGGATACTGACTCCAAAAATCCTCAATTTCTTGCGCAGTCATAGCTGGTTTATCAGCAAATTTGATCATCGGTTGCTTATTTGAAGGACTAATAGGAATAACCGAAAATCCTTTTTTTTGATAAGCCAAGGCATGTTCTTTCATTCCCATTTAGTAACTCCTTAGAATGGTAAATCGTCGTCTTGAATATCCATCGGGTTGTCATTCCCAAATGTATCATTCGAACTTTGTTGATTACGACTTTCCAACATTTGGAAATTCTCAGCCACGACCTCTGTCACGTAGACACGTTGTCCTTGCTGGTTATCGTAACTACGAGTCTGAATACGGCCTGTCACCCCGATAAGTGAGCCTTTTTTAGCCCAGTTTGCAAGATTTTCGGCTTGTTGGCGCCACATAACGACATTGATAAAATCAGCCTCACGCTCACCATTTTGGCTCTTAAATGTACGGTTTACTGCAAGAGTAAAAGTCGCAACTGCTACATTTTGCGGTGTATAGCGAAGCTCAGCATCACGGGTCATACGCCCTACAAGTACAACATTGTTAATCATTATTTTATTACCTCCAAAATTCTACTGAACGTAATCTCAGGAAATGGGTATGATCCAGGGTGATTTCTCTTCAAAGGCTTGATAATTTTAGTAACAATTTCTTTTAAGGACATATCTGAAATTTCAAGCCAAAAGAAATCGTTCTTAGTGTAGTTGTAAACACAATCAATTTCTCCGTGCTTATAACATACACCCCAAATCTCACCTTGATGCTGATAAACTAGGATCTTATCATAATAATCAATCTGTAATTCAATCGGACGTTTGCGCCCCAGTTCCGTATATCCCATTACTCAATACCTCTTGCTTTCTTAGCATCTGCTATAATCTTCTGAGCTTCCTTCAATCGATCAGCTGGAATGCTTTCAGGTTTGTCAACACCCATTTTATCGATGAACCATTTTCCAATTGTTGCAGCAGGACTCCCTGTAGCTTCAGCCATATTTTTGAGTTCTGTCCGAATGGCTTTAGCCTGTGCTCCTGTAATGGTTTTGGCTCCGTTACTTTTAGCTGGAGCATTAGCCGGTTGCTCTTGCTGGCTATTTGGTTTTTGAGCTGCTTTTTGCGACGTACGACCTGCTTGGCTATTCTGATTATGATATTCATCCGTATCAGGATCCTTATTGTCATCGATCATAAAAAGTCCGTTTAGGGCGTATTTTCGGGCGTAGCTGGATGCAGCACCTGTAACTTGACTACCATCCATCCCTTTCTTGCTATCATCCTCTCTAGCATAGGCTGTAGTCCCAATAGTTTCACCAACTGCATAAAGAGTCGCAGTTGCTTCAACATAGTACCTGTCACCGATTTGTACAATTCCATCTTGTAAAATCAATACCGCATCGTGTTCTTGTAGTATTGGCTTCAGCGCTTCTAGGATGTCCTCAGCACTTCGATAGCTATACTTCCCAAAGCTGTTATACTGTCCCTTGGGAGCAACTAAACTCTGCTGAATGCTCTGTAAAGTGACAAAGATTGGGGATTGTTGTTTTGTTACCATACATCTCCCCCTTTATAAACTTCTCAATAGATCAAACAAATCAGGCTTAGTATTTTCACGCTCGATTTTTGAAACATCGCCACCATTTGGATAAGTTAGATCAAATGTAGCCTTAACCCGAGCGATCTCCATTCCGTGTACTTTGGCCAGTGCTTTTACCGCTGTTTTCTGTTCGAGATAAGAATTGTATGGCATTGTAAGAGCGCCTCGAATATCGTCCACAAAACCGGCATTGGTAGCTAATGAAGAACGCTTGTTCTTGAGTTCATTTAAAAAATGTCCGCTTTGTTTGTTACGCATTACAATATAATCACTTGAAAGTTTCATTTTGATTCTCCTTAAAAATAAAATTCAATGACACGCACGTCATGTTGTTGACGGCTGCCTGTTACTCGCCATAAAAGTTGGCGATAATCGTCATAGTCTCCATCAGATGGATTAACGGGGTCTAAGACCACAATAGTTTTAAATTTATGCTGAAGGCCATCAACTCCTACACCCAAAACCTGGCTTGTAGCAACCACGTTTGTCTGTTCAAGGGAGTCCTTCTTATCTCCGGTCCAAATACCAATTTCTGGATGACGTTCTCGGATGACCTCTACAATCTGCTTGGATTTGCTAACTATCAACATTTCTGTCCTACTTGCTAGTAGAAGATCCAATTGAAGTAGCATTGGAGTATCTGCATTGACAGCCTTTAACTTCGGAAAGTCAACCTCAAATCCTGTCTGGATTAAATATCGTTCAAAAGTCTTTCGACCAAATGTTTGTTTGGCCATGGCGTACTTACCATCTTTTCCAACAATATTCAATTTCCTAAATTGTTCCAATTCGTTCGGGTTAGCTGTTAGACACCAGATAGGTTCAAAGACAACCTCAAATCCGTTGTTTTCTTCGGCTTCCTCAATAGTTTCTACTTCTTCCCAGCGGAAGAAGTTGGGCAGATTACTTACATAGCTTTCATAATCTCGGAAGTCATCCCACTCTTGCTTAGAATAGCTGAACTTGGAATACTTCATCTTGCCGTGAGCTAGTTGCCAGTTTTCCCTTTGATTAGGATCAGCCATTCCAAAAAATGTTTTTTCAAGCGGATAGAAGTTTTGCCCCTTCTTCCTGATCGGGGTTGCAGATAGTCCAACTGTATAGCCACGTTTGACCTTGCGATAAGCCTTCACGTTGGCATCACTAGACATGTTCTGCCACTCGTCAATAATGAATACATCACACTCAATAGACTCACCACTTGAAATTCTGTTCTGCAATCTGCGGTCCGTCATCGTTTCTAATTCAAAATCAGTGTTGTATCCTAGATTTTGATAAGTGCTATTCCATCCGTTCAGGATAGCTAGTCGATTATTGATAACTAGAACTTTTTTTGCTGACTTGTGCTTTGCTATTTCAAAAGCACAGATGGTTTTACCACGTCCACCGTATGCCTCAAGGAAAATACCAGGGCAATTACGGTCGCTTCGTTTAACTGCTTCAGCTTGCCATTTGCGTAATTCGATTGCCAATGTCCACAATCACCTCCTCGATGTCATTCCGTTGGGCATAGAAGAGCCCGAGCCTTGCAGCTGCCCTCACATCGTTGTGATGGCTCTTGTCAAAGGTCCACAGCCCTAAGGCTTTTAGTAAGTCGTTAGGTATATCTGTCTGATAGCCAGCATTTCTTTGCAGAACCAAATTCGGATAGCATAGCTCAATGGCTGCAATAGTTTCTACAACCGAGTTGTCCCTGGAATAATCATTGTCCCTAACCTCAAATTTTTCAACGACCACTATGTCAAATTCAAGACTGCGACCAATCTCTTTAAACCAGGCTTTGAAGTTTTGAGCGCCATAAGGGACTACCCAATAATCGACCAGTTTCGCATTATCCAAGAGTACAATTCCTGTTGTACTAGTTTCGATTTTATTACTACTTGGATCAATAGCTAAAATCTTCATCAAACACCAACTTTCTCTGTCAGCACTCCTGGATAAAGGGCAGTGTTAAACCAATTTTGTTTATTTACCTTTGCAAAGGCAAATAGCGATTTAACTTCTTTTGCTTGCTTCTCAAATTTTCGAATATCTTCTTCCGATTCAAAGATAGGTTTTTCTTTGTATTTAGCGACTGTGACCAGCTTGTACTCCGGAGTAAACACCGGCTTTTCATTTCCCTGATCAAGATTTGTTTCGTCTACTTTCACAAAACGAATCGCAACATCGAATAGAAATCCTTCTGTAACAAGTACTTCAATTAATTCTGGTCCAATCACAACTGCTAGCGAATCCGTTACTCGTGTTTTGTTCATCAATTCCATTACTTAATCCTCAAACTTCTACTTTCTTGCAAGGTAGCACCTTTGACCTTCTTACCAGCGTTCAATACTTCCTTAATTGCGTTTTTATCAGGTTTTTTAGTAATTACAAAATATTTCTTTGGTAATAACTCTTCGTCAACAACCACAGATGGTTGATTTTTTGCCAGATAAACAGTAAAAAGTAGCCCCTTAACCTTGTCATGTCCGGTGATTTCAAAAGCTCCTTGTAAGCCAGTTTTAAGCCGTGTGATGTCATTATCGATTGACTTACATCGTGCAGTCAGACGATCAATCTCTTCTTTGAGCTGTTTCTTATCAGCTTCTTTATTTTTGATAACCTTGACCGTATTTTCGACTTTCTCCTCGAACTGATCAGTCCAATCAATCGAATCCAAGGTATCAGCTTTTGTTTCTTCGTCTAGCCCTTCCATGTCATTAATTTGTTTAAAAATCCCTGTTAGTTCGTATAAACTAGCCATTTTTTTCTACCTCTCTAATTTTGTTTGTAAGTTTTGTTAGTCCAATACCAGATTTAGTTAAATCAGCGTTGGACGTAAATAAATGATTTTGATTCATTCTAGCAATTTCGTTTTTAGATAAACATGCCAGGTTTGAAATATCGTAGTTTGTTCTATCTCCATCCAAGAAGACAATCGAATGCCCTTTTGGTATTAGCCCGTGATGTTCTTCCCAAACCTTACGATGTTTTAAAACCCATTGATTAGGTTCTCCAATCTTTTCTTTTGGATAACCGTCTGTTGTGTAGTTGATAGTGCCGACAGGTACATAATTCGGAGGTCGATTACCTTTTTTGAACTGCCCGCTGTTTTTGGGCATATTAGGATACTTCTTTCCCTTATTGTGGGGAGTCTGACCTTTCTCAAACCTCCCAGTCAACCCACTATGTAGATTATTCCTTCTCCGATAATTCCTAATCTGTTTCTCAGTCAGTGATAATCCGAATTTTCGATTCATTTCATTTGCGACATCACGAGAAATCTTATTTTTTTGGATCGATACAAGGTAATCGTGTTGTTCTTTTGTCAATAATTTACCTTGATAGATTTTTCCAACCGGTAATCCAAGGCGTTCGCGTACGCCGCCTATTTGAGTCTTGGTATAGTTTGTCCCAAATTTCTCATTTAGTAACCTGGTTACTTCGGGAGTTAATCGACCATGGCAAATTTCATGCATGTACTCCGTGTACTCATCCTTCCAGCAAAGCGATCGGGGCATTGACTTCACCTACCTTGTCTTTGAATTTTTCAGCATCTAGCGCCAACTGGCCAGCTTGTAGGATTTGACTCGAGATTGCGACCATCTGTTTTGATCGTTGAAGCTCGGTCTTTAATTCATCAGCAGTAAGATCCCTATCATCCAATGTTTCTAGTTGGCCAAAGAGAGTATTAGTTAAATCTGTCAATTTATTTCGGACCATTTCAAACTCCTTCTTCTACACCTTTTGCAAGTCCTTCCGGAGGTTGCACATCATAAGTAAATTGCTTATCTGATTTCTCCAGGTTCATACGTGCAACATTGTTAGCTATTTGCTGACGCTCTTTTTGCTTCATTTCAGCGTGGTCATCCAGCGTATTTACTAGCGACCATATACCGATTCCTACGATTGTTACCAGGTAAATGTATTCCATCATTTTACATTCTCCTTTTCCTTGTAGATTGCTACGATTTTTTCAAGATCAGCAATACGCTGATTGGCATTTTGAAGTTTTTCTTGTGTTTCAATCAGTGATTGATTGAGGTCCAGAGCGACCACTCTCCAGTCCAAATTGGTTTCTTCGACCTCTTCCGAAAAGTAGTTTTTAATTCTTGTTAGTAGGTTCATCCGACTGACCTCATTTTCTTGCTTTTCACCATTTCTTTTTTCCAATCTCGACTGCCTCTGTATTGCAGGTAGGCATCAAAACCTTTAATCGTGACAAGTTGGCCATCATTCCTAAGATGATTCTGTTGGCTAGGTAGCTTCTTCATCTCGCGTCTCATGTCTCCCGCTTGTCGCTTTGAGCATCCAAAGATGTGTTCTAATTCTTCATCATTAGCAGAGACTTTTTCAATGATCACATCTTTAATTCTTACAATTTCAACTGCTTCCATTTTTGCTCCTTTCGTGATATAATTCAGTTAGTTATTTTGATATGCGCCTGACTTCTGTTAGGTGCTTTTTTGTGCTACTCAATCCCATAATCTTCAATAACCTGAAGAATGAAACTGTTCGCTCGTGGACCTTTTGTCGTCCCACTTAGAATGTTTGTTACTTCCTGTCGCTTAAAGCCGTAAGCAACCGCTAGAGTTGTCTTTTTAATGCCTTTCTCTTTTAAGAAAGCATTAACCTTTTCACGACCGTTTGCGATATCTGGCATATGCGTTCCTCCTTTTTACACTTTATGTAAATAAGAAACAACTAAATTTTTAACTATTTTTCTGCATTACACTTGACAACTCACACCAAATTGGCTAAAATGAAAGCATAATAAAAACAATGATAAATCTATAAATACCGTTCGCCAAAACATTTTTTATAGTTTATTTTCTTAGTTGTTTTTTTAGTTATTTCTTACTTACAAAAAACATTTTACACCATTTGGGATAATTAGTCAATCTTTTTACACCAAATTTGTTAAATTTTTTTTGTAATGTCTTAGAGAGGTTGATTTAACAATGTTTGAGACATTTGAAAAAATTAAAGAATTAGCAAAAAAGCGTGGAAAAGCTCTTGGGCAAGTCGAAGAAGACTTGGGTTATGGCAGAAATACACTGTATAAGATAAAAAACTCTACGCCAAATGCTGAGCGTATCGCAGAAATTGCTAACTACTTCAACGTATCTACCGATTATTTACTCGGACGGACAGATAATCCTGCTATTGCAAAGGATGACAAGGAAAATGCATATCTTGGTCCAGCTGAGACTGAACTTGTCGCAGCGTTCAGAAATCAGACCCAGAACATGACCGAGGAAGAAAAGGTTCGTTTTAATAAGGCGATTGAAAGCTTGATGGTAACTGCTAAAACCCTGATGGACGATGACAGTAAGTGGAGGTAATTATGGCTAGAGAAATTATTTCCCGTAGACAGTACATCCAACACTGGGATTACGCCGTCCCGGTGATCGAAGCAGTTTCTCGACAGAATAATATTCCACTTGAACAAGTTACTTTTCAGCACATTATCCGTTACTTTGAACAGACTTACAACCTTCATTTTATCTTCTTTGAAAAGGACCCGTTTCCTATGCTTCCTTCAGCCGGTCTACTTGGATCTGAATACATTAGATATCGAGGGCTTGTCAATCATCCAGATGTTACCTACTTGGATGATATCATCTGTAAACACAATGACGGCTTTACCATTTATAGCAAAGAAAAAGAAAAGTACCTTGTTTATATCAATCAAACACATATCAAAAGACGGGTTATCTTTACCATTTTGCATGAATTAGCCCATATTGCAGCCCATTTTAGCACGGGCCGTTCTGATGAGGTCGCCCTCGCTTGCGCTAACAACTATCAGAGCAATCCGCTAGAAATAGAGGCTAACACCATGGCCTCTCTCTTTTACATCAATAATGAGCGCATGGTCTGGCACCTCAAAAACAAGCACTCATACGAGCAAATTAAACAAGCAAATACAATCAGCGATAACGCCCTTTTTAATCGATTAGTTGATTTTGTTCATTATCGGATATTGAGCTATGATGAATATTTGTTGGACGATCAACAGCAACGACGAGTAGCTATTGACCTCGTTACAAAATACAAACAAGGGAACAATATCTTACAACAATATTATGATATTGACGTGTAATGTTAAAAGCAGATGTGATAGCTGGTGCATTGTGGCAAGGTATTGAGAAAAATAAAAAACCATAACCTCGTCGGCCATGGATAAGAAAAAAAGAGTATAAAGGATTTTAAATAGTTATTATTTTGGAGGTTATTATGAAATTTTGTCCTGAATGTGGCAATCCAGTAGAGGGTTACAAGTTCTGTCCAAATTGCGGTTATTCTATCGCTAACCAAGAACCGACCGAACAACCTCAGCCGGTCAATAAACCGGCTTCTCCATCTCCTGCTCCACGAAGCAGAAAAACGGACAAAGTCGGACCACTTGAGATTGACAGACACCATCGAACTTATCGTATAAACGGAGCTCGGAAAGCAAAGGGATCTTCTGGTTTAATTGGTGGAGCGATTAAAGGTACTGCAAAAGCTACACTTGCGGTTAGTACAATGGGATTGTCTTTGATACCGTCCTTGGTCAAGAAAGATAAGAATGACACAGATTGGTATTCTTTCGAGGATTTAGTATCCTATGAATTGATTATCAATAATGAGACGGTTGTTTCTGGAGGGGTTGGTCAAGCTTTGGTTGCAGGCGCTATGTTTGGAGCGATTGGTGCTGTCGCAGGCGGTATCGTATCCAAACGAAAATCAACTTCTAAAATTTTGAACATGACAGTCCGTGTGACTTCAAATGACTTCAATAAACCAGTTGTATTCATTGACTTGATTAGAAAGCCAGTCAAGAACACTTCAAAAGAGTACAAGGAAGCAGTCGAAAACGCTCAGCGAATCATGGGAGCTTTGGACGTTATCGTTCATAATTCGTAAATAAAAAAATCCCCACACTCGCAAAGTTTAGCGACTCTGAGTGTGAGGAAATCATGTATAAGAAAAACCATTCAAAAGGGTATTTTCTTATACCCATTTTACCAAAAAGTGAGGTTAAAATCAATGTGGATGGAAGAATTGCCAAACGGCAAATATAAATTTTTTGAGCGATACAAAGATCCATATACTGAGAAATTAAAAAAAGTCTCAGTTACGATGGAAAAGAAAACACCTCAAGCAAGAAATCAAGCTATTTTACTCTTGCAGGAAAAGATAAATAAGAAACTAGAAGATAAAAATAAAAACGTATCTGATATAACATTCAAAGAGCTTTATGATGAGTTTGAGGAAAATTGGAAAAATGGAGTTAGAGAATCAACGATCTATGCAGCAAACCATGTAAAGAATGAAATATTTAATCAGATAGAGGGAGATTATCTAGTTAGAAACATTGACCGTAGATTACTGCAGAAAGTAATAGATCAACTGATTAAAGACGGACGCTCAAGGAATTATACCGCCAAAATAAAATTTAAACTCAATCAGATTATGAAGTACGCTCTTAGAATGAATTATATCAATAGCAATGAAATGCTTTTTGTCGAGCTCCCCCGTAAAATTACAACCTCCGACGACTTAAAAAAGAAAAGGACAAAATATCTGGATCAAAAAGAGTTCAACCTCTTTATTAAAACTTTACAAAAAGAGGCTTTGCGTGATTATCGTTTAAACAAGTATATCCGTATAGCTAAAGTCCTTTTTCTAACTGGTATGAGATATGGAGAGCTTGCTGCCTTGAGTTACAAACACGATATAGACTTTTCGAAAAAGACAATCCACATAAGGCATACATACGATTTTAGACTTAAAAAGAGAACTGCACCAAAGACTGCAAAATCAGATAGAATTATAACTGCCCCTCAAAAAGTGTTAGATATTATCAAAGAGCAAATTATAGAGAATACAAAAAACGGATTTGATACTGATTCTATTTTCATCAACACTCTAGGAGAGCCAATAACAAGTGCCAGAGTTATTATACCTTTAAAAAATCATGGTAAAAAGCTAGGTATTGACAAAAATATTACTACTCACATGTTCAGACATTCTCATATCTCTTTGCTTGCTGAATTAGGAATCCCGCTAACTGCTATCATGGATAGGGTAGGCCATTCAGATTCAAAGACAACGCTTGAAATTTATTCACACGTTACCCAGAAAATGGTAGCACATATATCTAGCAAGTTAGAAAAGATAAAACTATAAATTTTGCCCCTTTACTGCCCCTTTTCCCCTCGATAAGATAAACAAAAACCCTTTAAACCATTGATGTTAAAGGGTTTGTTTTATGCACGAAAAAAGAGCACACAATTCACACTCGCTTAGGGCTGCTGGATTCCTCCCCTGACCCGCTTCACGCAGAACTGTTGCTCCATTAGTTATTATACCACATTTCCAAAGATTTTAAAAGAGAAATTATTTTTTCCGTCGATTTCTGAAAAATTCCTGCATAATGCCTGCACATTCACTCTCTAAAATACCTGTTTCAACCTCTACACGATGATTGAGGCGCTCATCTGTCAAAATATCATACAGACTTCCAGCTGCACCAAATTTCTGATTTTTAGCCCCATAAACTACCTTAGGGATACGAGCAAGCCCAATCGCCCCACTACACATAACGCAGGGCTCAATGGTCACAAAAAGTGTGCAGTCGAGCAAGCGCCAGCTCTCTTCCCTCAGATTAGCATTCTCAATGGCCATAATTTCCGCATGCATGACCGCACGTTGCAACTCCTCACGTGCATTGTGCCCCCGACCAATGATTTCTCCATCCTTGACAATCACACAACCAATTGGGATTTCATCATGCTCTAAAGCAATCTCTGCCTCCTTCAGGGCCTCTCTCATAAAAACTTCTTTTTCTTCAACTGTATAATCCATAACTTCTCTCTTTTCTCGCCTATCAATTCTATCATTATAGCATGTTTTCCTAGACAAAAAAAGACCTCTATAATATTTGCAGAAACCAACTTTAGATAGTATTCAATCTCTGGTTTGTAGAAATAATGTTATAAAAAGAGTATAATAGTAGCAAAATTGAGAGAAACATTAGAAATCATGAACTGAGAGTAGTGGAGACAACTGATACAAAATATACAAATCTGTCGGAAGATTTTTAACCATAAGTCTCCAAGAGATGATTATCCTGAGATTTAAATAATAAACAAGATGAAAGGGGAACTAATGCAATTAGAATTTTTACAGGATGAACCAAAACTTACCTTGATGTTTCCATATAAAGATACATTTAATAGAGTAGGGGGACCATCCATGATATCTATATCTGTTATGATTCTCTGGATTCTGAAGCGTCTGATGACTTACAATACTGATTTTGCAGACAAGATTGTTATGGCGGTAGCGCTGATTTATGCTCCACTTCTTATATGGTTTTTAGGCTTTTCTCTCTTCATAAATGGAGTAAAATTAGAAGTTTATAAAAACAATACTGTTCAGTATTATACCTATAGCAGTAGAGGCCACAGCCTATTACATTATCAATTTAGCCTTCAAGATATCGAACAACTAACCATTAAAAAGCGTCCCTTTAACTGTGTAAAGCTAACCATCAAATTTAAAAATCCTGTTTGTGTGGGATTACATGGGAAAAAAATAAATAAGCTAAAAAGTGTCAGTATCATCACAGATAAACTAAAGGCCGATGCTTTTATGCACGAAATACAGCAATTTCAAAGTGATAAATCAGATAATCAAGTTATCAACTAAGCTGATTCATATAAATTCAAGTTTGTCTAACTTACAAATTCTCAAGAAACTAGTTCACTGATGAGGTTGGGACAAAAGTCCTAGCCTCTCAATTGTCTTTGGATTGTCGAGCAAGACGCAGTGGTTGAGTGGGTTCTACTACGCTGATTTCATCAGCTTTTACAGCCCTACTCAACTGTGCGGAGGTGGAACGACGAAATCGAATTCTAACGAATTACCGATTTCTATCCCACTCTCATTTTTGTTTAGTTATGAGCCTGTGATCTATTGGCAAATTGAACGATTTGTTGGTATTTTATAATTCAAAAAACTCCTTCTACCAAAACTTCTTTTCTATTTCCACAACCTTAACTAATCAATCTACCGAAACGTTGAAATCTCGTAGATCTAGTGTTACCAAATTCAAACTTGTATAAAGATTTAATTCCCACTGTTTTTTCTTCATATACTGCTTTCAAAAAGACACCCAGATAGGACTTAAAAAATGACAAAAAAGCCACCGAATGCGGTGACTTTATAGGGAGATTATTATGAAAAAGAAAAGTTTAGGATATTTGTTACAACAAGTTAGGAGGTCTTCTTGTAACTGTCTATAGTATACCTGACCTGTCTTAAACAAATCTTAAAAATCTCTTATGACCAAACACTTTCTAAAATATTTGTTTGTTCACGACCAGGACCTACTGAGAAAGTAGAGATGCGAACGCCGACTAATTCGCTCACACGACGAACATAGTTACGTGCATTTTCAGGAAGATCTTCCAAATTGCGAACACCAGTGATGTCTTCTGACCAACCTGGCAATTCCTCATAGATAGGCTTGCAACGTTTCAATTGCTCAAGACTAGCTGGATAGTAGTCGATACGTTGACCATCAAGATCGTAAGCCACACAGATTTTCACTGTGTCTAAACCACTCAAAACATCAATAGAATTTAATGACAGATTAGTAATACCAGAAACTCGACGACTGTGTCGCATCACAACTGAGTCAAACCAACCCACACGACGTGGACGACCTGTAGTTGTACCATACTCATGACCTACTTCACGAATGCGTTCTCCCACTTCATCAAACAACTCAGTTGGGAAAGGACCATCACCAACGCGACTTGTGTAAGCTTTACATACACCTACAACCTTGTCAATCTTGCTTGGACCAACACCTGAACCGATCGTCACACCACCCGCAACAGGGTTTGATGACGTAACAAATGGATAAGTACCTTGGTCAATATCTAGCATGACACCTTGGGCACCTTCAAATAGGACACGTTTGCCATTATCGAGCGCATCATTTAAAATAACCGAAGTATCTGTGACATATTGCTTGATTTGTTGACCATATTCATAATATTCTTCAAAAATATCATCAATTGAAATAGGATTGCTTTCGTACAATTTTTCAAACAAACGATTCTTCTCAGCAAGGTTACGTTCTAAACGCTCACGGAAAATCTCCTTATCCAAAAGATCTGCGATACGAATTCCCACTCGAGCAGCCTTATCCATATAAGCTGGACCGATACCCTTGATAGTAGTACCAATCTTATTTTCACCCTTAGCTTCTTCTTGCAGACGGTCTAACTCGATGTGGTACGGCAAAATAACATGCGCACGATCAGAAATACGTAGATTATCTGTTGTAACACCTTCATCATGAAGATAGCTCAACTCTTTCACAAGTGACTTAGGATTTACAACCATCCCATTCCCAATGACAGAAATTTTTTCAGGGAAGAAAATCCCAGATGGAATCAAGTGCAACTTAAATTTCTTACCATCAATCACGATCGTGTGACCTGCATTATCACCACCTTGGTAACGCGCAATCACTTCTGCATTCGCTGAAAGGAAGTCAGTAATCTTCCCTTTACCTTCATCACCCCACTGGGTACCCACTACAACAACTGAAGTCATAATCTTGTCTGAGCCCTTAGGCTCTTCCTTTCTCACATACATGGCAGGAATCTCACCTGCAATTATATCTTACAATTTATTATAATAAAGTTTACCCTTTTTTTCAAGACCAAAAACCTTAAACATA